AGTTATAGACCCACGAGGAATTGTTAGGAATCCTGACTATAAAATTAAGTGGGGAAGCCTTATTAGGGGCGGACAAGATTTGAGTCAGATGAGGTTTGCCTTTGGTTACGATTTTGTTACTCCCGAAGATAAGATATGGCCTGAAGGTGTTAAGAGAAATTCTGACGGCCATTATCAGTTTGGCGATGCTGTCCTTATGAAGTGTCCTTTGCGGACATACATAGAGAAAATCAAAGAAGATAGGGCGGCCGCTGAGAATCAGCTTAACGCAAGGAGAGCACAATTCAAGGCGACCACAGAACGAGCAGGGGCACAAGTAAGTGATGAAGAAGTCGCTGACATATTAGGTCTTTAATAATTCTTTTTAATTCTCCCTAATTTTTCCGAAGTATCAAAACAGCACAAAATTTCAATGGAGGAAAAAATAAATGGCTAAAAGACGTTTTCGACTTGATTTGAAAACTGGTAAAGATAACATTCGTGAATTTCCCGAAAAAGCCTCACAGGCCTTTAAGAGAGGTCAGCTACTTAAAGTTAGTGGAAGCACACCTGGAAGTGCCGCTTTAGCAACGACAACTACAACTGCTATAGCTAGTGGAATTCTTGGTGTAGCCGCTAAGGATGGTCAGAATTCTGCAACGCCCGCTAATGATGTTCCTGTATATGTTGTGACACCAGAACAGGTTTGGGAGCTTCATGTTAAATCAGACAAAAAACCAACTTCAGCATACACAATTGGTAAGAATTACAAGATTATATTAACTTCTAATGCAAGTTTTGTTATGACCCCTGAAGATGCGGCTTCTACTACCAAGGTTTCTGTTGCGGGGCCAGTTCTTTCTACTGCTACTAGTGCGGCAAAAGGTGCTGTGTTGGTTGGGTATCGTGCAGGCGGAAAAAAGGGTTCAAAGGTTCTAGTTCGCTTTGCTCCTGACGCAACTATTAGTGCGTAATTCGGGAAATTAGGAGGAAAATAAATGAGTGTAACTATAAATTGGGATAACACAACTAATAAGGATTTCTTGAAGACTATGCTTCGGGATGTCTTTGATAGCACGAAAAGAGAAGCTCTTGTTGAGTACCCAAACTTCGTAAACGATATTAGTGTTCAGGATTACTATGAAAGGAGAGGGCGTAAGGCTGGTTTGAAAGGTATGTCGCAGTTAACTGATGGACAGGAAATCCCCCTCAATGATATTCCAGACCCCTCAACTAAGGACTGGGCTCAGGTGCGATATGGCCTCGGCTTTAAGATTACTTCTGGTATGAAGAAGTTTAATAGAATCGGCCTTATGAAAGACCTGACTGCCGACCTTAGTAAAGTTATGAGAGAGGAAAAGGATATCATTGTTAACAGGTTGTTCAACTATGCTACTGCCACTACTTATGCTACTGGTTTTGATGGTCTTGCTTTAGCCAGTGATTCTCATGAATGTCTTGATGAAGATGGAACTACTTATGACAATTATGGCGATGCCTCTCTTGGTGTTTCTGCTCTCCAGAGTGCTTATATCTATTTCAGGACTCTTGTAGATGACCAGGGCAGAACTATGGTGCTCAATCCTGACACATTAATGGTTAATCCTCATTATGAGTTTACTGCTATAGAGCTATTGCAAAGTAGTGATAAACCTCACGAGGAATCAAATACTATTAATGCTATCAAGTCAAAAGGATTGTCCTATAAAGTTAACAGCAGGCTTACTAGTTCTACTTCTTGGGCTGTTATGGCAAAGAGTAATAAACTTTACGACCTCTTTGTCTTTACTTCTCAACAGCCTGATTTGGTTGTTAAGGACGCCGCAGATACTTCAAGAAGCACTGTAGTTACAAGTGAAAGCTGGTTTACATACGGGTTCGGTGACAAATTAGAAGAATTAGTAAACAAGGGGAGGAGGATTCTTCTCCTCCCCATTTTAAACTGCGTTTCAAGCGTAGCTTAAACTGTGTTTCAAGCACAGCTTAACATGGAGGTAAACAATTATGGGAACTGTAACAATACCAGATTCTAATGTGATTTACAAGTATGAGGGAACTGTAGATGCTACTACATTAAAGATAAACGGAACTGCTGTCACAGCTACTGCGGCTGAGCTTAATATATTAGATGGTGTAACCGCAAACAAAAATGAGTTAAATATTCTTGATGGCTGTACTGCAACTGCGGATGAATTAAATATCTTAGATGCCAGTGCCAATGGGGCATTAATGACACCAGGTACTGGTATTTCTGGGGCTACTGGTGAAGTTGTAAAGTATAGTATTTATCGAATAGGTGACATTATTTATACCAGAATCCTAATTGATATTACTGGCTTGCATGATGGTGGAGCGGCTGGCGATATTATCGGTAAAGATGGTGGAACGGCTAATTGTCACTTTGGTCAGATAACTGCCGCAGTAAATGGAACGATTTGGGGTGGTGATATTCGTTGTTTTGAAACCCCTGCTGGTGGAGACCCTGATATTGATGTTTATTCAGCCGCTGAATCAACAGGTGCTCAAGATGCCGCTATTTCTGACCTAGACGAAACTCAATTGGTTGATGCTGGTGACCATTCGGCTGGCTCTATTGATTATTTTACGGCCGCACCTGCCGCTGATGAGTACTTGTATCTTGTGTGTGGTGATACTACAGATGCCGGTCGTTTCTTGATTACCCTGTATGGATTAGCATCGTAATAAATCTGAAAGTAATCAAAGCGGGCTGATTGTTCTAATCAGCCCCTTTAAACCTTGCTTTTAGCAAATCTCGTGCAACATGTTGCACAGGAGTAAGAGCAATGCCTGTTTGGGAAGAAGACCCTGAAACTTTTATGGGGTTGAAGTGTAATTTTCATCCACATTGTTGGTTTTGTAAAGCTCCTATGGAGCTGTTTGATACCAAACTTCTAAACTTTTCTCTTAAGGACGGCACTCCCGATAGAAACAGTCACGCAATAGATGTAGTGGTTTACTGTCCTGAGTGTGGACTGCGTACTATTTTCGGGGTAGCTATAAGTCCAGAGCACGCAAAGAAAGCGTTAGATAACATCTTAGAATTAGCAAAGGAGAGAGGTCTTGTTCAAAAAGCGACAGTTAAAACTTAAAAAGACTCCCAGATGGGAGCGGACTTATGATGTTCAGGGGCATAAGCCAAAATTTAATATTCGGTGTGCTTTTTGTGATATGCCGATGGTGTTACGGCACTCAATAATCTACACCAAAGACAAAGTAAAGAACGAAGAAGAAACCCTGCAACATAATCAAATGTCATATAAATGCCCTAGATGTGCTTGGTTTATTCAGTTTATGGTAATTGACGACAATAAGTACCTAAAGAAAGTAGTTAAGAAAGGTCAGATGAGGACGAGTTAATAAAGAAACAGCTCGAGGCTCTTGGCTACTGGGGGGGTCGAGTATAAGATGGCAATTTATTATGTAAATGCCACTGACGGCGACGATGCTAAAGACGGCCTTTCTGAGGCTAATGCTTGGAAGACTATAGGAAAGGCAAATTCAACCCTTGTTGCAGGAGATACTGTCTATATAATGAATGGGACTTATAATGAAACTATTGCCCCAACCAATTCTGGAACTGAGGGAAATCCAATAACGTATGCTGTTTATCCTGGGCATACCGCTACTTTGACCCGATATGTAACCTTGACAGGCTGGACTAATTACAGTGGTAATGTTTATTATGCAAGTTTTGGTGCAAGTTATTATAGTGGTGTATGGGAAGATGATTATGAAACAGCAGGATATTATGTTTGTTATTGGCCTCAATCTTCCCTAGAAGATGTTGATGGGCCAGGAAAATATTATAGAGATACCACCGAGTTGAAGGTTTATGTTTGGACAAAGAATGGCGATGACCCAAGTAACCATACTATGAGAATGGGAAAGGGTAAAATTAGCTCTATATCTGACAGGGATTATCTAATTATAGATGGACTTACATTCAAGTGGGCACAAAAAGGAATTGATTGGATTAATTGTAATCATTGTATAGTAAGAAATTTAACAATTCAATATATGGCTGGAATGGGCATTTTTTTAGATGGTGGTAGTAGCTACAATGAAATAAGCAATAATACGCTTTGGAATATAGGGGGTTGGTATTGGGATGAAGGGGATGGGATAAATTTAAGTGATGGAACACACCACAATACAATTGAATATAATAACATTTCTATTGTTGCTCACAATTGTATAACTTCTTATGGCGGAAGCGGAGCAAATGCACCACATGATAACATAATTCAATATAATGAGGTTTATGACTCTGGTAGCTCAGGATTGAATTGTAATGTTTATCCTTATGATGAAATTTGGCGGTATAATATATCTTATGGACATACTGGAGCTGGATTGCAGACTGATTCATCAAACAATGAATTCTATTATAATATTTTTTATCACAATGGTTATCTTGAAGATGCTGGTTCTCCTGGAATAAGCGTATATTCTACATCTACTACCGATACAAACAATAATAAATTTTACAATAATATAATTTTTGACAATAAAGGGGCTGGTATCAAAATGACTAATTATGGCGATGGCTCATGCTCTAATAATATTTTCAAAAATAACATTATCTTCGACAATCAAGATTCTGTATATGATGCCCAAATTATTTTTGATGGAACGGCTGTTATGGATTCTAATGTATTTGCTTATAATTGCATTTATAGGTCAGATGCAACAAAGATTAGAACTTATGAAGATGGAGTTAATACTTTAACATGGATGGAATCTAACTATCCAAATAATTTTAGCAATAATCTTCAACAAAACCCCCTCTTCGTAGATGCCGATAATGGGAATTTTGGCCTGCAAGCAGACTCTCCCTGTATAGACGCAGGAACAGATGTATCTTTAACCAGCGATTATAATGGTTCTCTTGTTCCTATGGGGGATGGGACACCAGATATTGGGGCGGTGGAATATGCCCGATTTGATAGTAGCGTTCAATCTTTAACTGTTTCCTTACCAGCTCCTACCATTAGTGCTACCAAAGTATTGGGGATGGGAATAGGTTTGGATATGGGTATGAAATTATAGGGGAAATATAAATGGCAAATGTAATTTACAATTCTTTTAAACAAAAAATAATGGACGGTTCTATTGATTTAGATACAGATACTATTAAGGTTGCACTCGTTACGTCTTCTTATACCCCCGATCAAGATAGCCATGAAGATTTTGCTGATATTACTAATGAAGTTAGCGGAACTGGATATACAGCAGGCGGAGCTACATTATCGAATGTAAGCATTACTAAAGATAATACTGATAATGAGGGAATCTTTGATGCTGATGATGTTACTTGGTCAAGCTCAACTATTACAGCAAGGGGGGCGGTAGTATATAAAGACTCTGGCACTCCAGCAACCTCTTGGCTTATTTGTTATGTAGATTTTGGCTCTGACTATTCATCTGTGGCTGGAGATTTTAAGATTACATGGAACGCTGAAGGGATTGTTAATATAACATAAATTTTTATGGAGGAAAAATATGGGCAATAGTTATAAATCTGCAACAGGTGTTTGGGAGGTAGATAGTACAGGCTCTCTATCTAATTTCTCAAGAGTTTGTATTAGAAAGATTGTATATATTCCTAATGCGGCTGGCGATGATTTAGTATTTCAGGACAGCAATAGCAATAATGCAATAGTATTAAAGGCGGGGGCTTCTGATGCTTCTCCCGTTCATATTAGCTACGAACCTCGTGGGTTGTGGTTAAACGGGATTCAGTGCAGTACTATTGACGGGGGGAAAGCCTACGTCTATATCTATTAAACTCCGTTTTAATTTTATTAAAAATGATAAAACTCGACCCTCCCAGAAAGTTTTATAATTTAGATAAGAAATGGTATTTATGCTATCTTTGCGGGCATTATTATCCTGAAACAAGGATTATTACAGCTATAGAAGATGGGCATAAATACTGTAATACCTGCTACAGATTTAGGTGGCGAAGAAAGAATTATGATGATGTCCGAATAGAGGTCACAGACGACCTTGATTAAGGGGGGAATATGAAAGTAAAGCCTTTGGGGCGAGCCATACTGGTTAAGTTAGACCCTGTCCAGAAAAAGGAGATAAAGCCAGGCCTATGGGTTTCTGATGCACATTCAGAGCAAACAAGAACAGGCACTATTTTAGCGATAGGCGATAAGGTAGATAAAGAGAAATTTAAAGTCGGCGATAGGATAGGCATAATGTATTACACTGGCAATATCGTATATCTGTATGAAGAGGGCTGGTATGATGATACCCACAGGATTATTACTGAAGATGAGATTCCCTTTAAAATAGAAGATTAGTTAGAGGATTAAAATGGGTGCGAAAACATTCGAAAACTTTAAAGACGAACTGAAATTCGAATTAGGCCGACCGAATGATGACAGTTTAGATAGTTATACAGGTGGCTGGATTAATACTGCATATATTCAATTAACAACCAGAAATAAATTCTGGACTATAAACAGGGGGTTCTATTTCCCAGAATTAGAGGTCAGTACTAGTGATGATACTACAGATGGACAGGCTTATATAGATGTGCCTTCGGGTTGCTTAGTGATAAGAACCTTGTGGGATTCAACAAGCGATGTAAAGCTTACTAAGATAAGCTGGCGGGAATATATCAACAAGACAGGCAGGGCAGATTCTTCTTCTGAGGGTGCTCCTACGAAATGGTGCAGGCAGGGAGATTATATATATCTTAATCCGACCCCAGATGACACTTATACTATCTATATCTATTACAGAAAAATCCCCACTCTCCTATCAGATAATGATGATACAACAGCTATAGGAACTGAATGGGATGAACCTATACTTCAATTAGCAGTCATTCAAAGCCACATGAGATTAGGTGAGTTTGATAAGGCGGAAGTTAAAAAGAAAGAGTGGCTGGAAACCGTAGGCTCATTGGTTGGTATTTATGACCAAGAGAAATTTGATAGAGAGGATATACGCAAGCCAAGTGTTGCATATTTAAATTTTAAATATTAAGGGGTGAAAAATGGCCAACTTGACCAATACAGGTTTCGCAAGATTTGCCGCCCTCGCAGGTAGTGATTTTAAATATATGGCTCTCGGAACAGATGACACCGCTTTTTCTGCTTCTGACACAGCTTTGGGCTCGGAAATTACTGACTCTGGATTAGCCAGGGCTTCAGGAACGGTATCTTATGTTACTACTAATGTAACCAATGATACCATGCAGATAACCCATCAGTGGACAGCAACGGCCACTAAAACCGTAGCTGAGTCTGGAATCTTTAATGCCTCAAGCGGCGGAATAATGCCCGTAAGAATTGTAGAGTCCCCATCAAGGACTCTTTATAATGGCGACAAGTTTACTAAAACCATAAAGATAGTATTTGCATAATGGCTAAAGATTATGACACCTACATTATTCGGCCTTTAGAGCATGCTCTCTCTACTTCCCACCCTAAACTTCATCAGCATTATGGGTTTGCCGTGTTCAAAAGATAGCCTTATTCCAGATGAAAAATGGCTCAAAGTTTACTCTATATCTTACTGATACAGATATATGCAAATATGAAGGTTCTTCTGGCAAGACTTTCTCATACAAGACCCCGACCTACACTACTGGAACCATTACGGATATTACAAATGCGGTGGTTACTGGCTCTGGAACAAGCTGGGATACTTCAGGGATAGCGGCTGGAGATTATTTTATCCTTGATACAGACCATACTTCTGATGAAGAGCCAGATACTACTTGGGCGGAGATTAAATCCATAGATTGTCTGAATCCTATAAAGTCCGCATGATTTACAGCGTACCGTCTAATGAGAGATGGACATATGCAATGGTGGGGGACAAGTTCTGCTTTGGTAATGGTGATGTTCCTGTCCAGTATTATGCTGGCTCTGGATATGCGGCTGATTTAGACGCTACCAATGCTAATAAGGCTCGGTATATGATTGAATATGCCGATAGGCTAGTCATTGCTGATTATGGAACAACCAGAGACCCTGTAGGAATAGCATGGTCTAAAAACGGCGACCCTACTGATTGGACTGACTCTACAGCAGGTTCGACTCAATTATTACAAACTTCAGATTTTATTACAGGGTTAGGAAAAGTCGGGGCAAGTCTTTTTGTTTACAAGACGGATTCTATCGTCATTGGAAATAGGACAGGCAATGCTGAAGCTCCTATAGAGTTTTCAAGATATATGCCAGGAATAGGGATGCCTGCTCCGTACAGTTTAATAGAGTTTATGGGAACTAATGCTTTTGTCGGGAGAAATGATTTTTATGTTATTGAAGGGGGTATGCCAATACCATTAGATTCATTAGGTAGAATGAGAATTAAGTTTTTTGACATTGTCGGTGAAACTGAGATTAAGGAGGTCTGCGGATTTCATAATAATCTTAGTAACGAATTAATCTGGATTAGCAATACTGACGATGGCCGATTAGCTTTTGCGTATAATTATAAGGTTCGTGAATGGAATATTTATGAATATACTGATTCTATTTTAAGTATTGGCAAGGGTGAGGTATGAGTGAATTAAGTTTTAGTGAGGATTTTGATAGCCTGACAACTGGCAATATTAACGGTCAGGGGTCATATACTCATGTTAGCACTTGGACTGTAACAACGGCTTCTAATACGACCTGTGAAGTGGTAGTTAAGTCTGGGGCTGATAAAATGCTCAGGCTTACTGATAACAGCTCTACTAACTTTGCTGAATGTTACTTGACTATAGATTCTGGATACGAAAGCGACCATGGAACGCTTGAGTTCAAGATGAGGCAGAGTGCTGAAACAAAGATTGCATGGTGTCAATTAGATTCAAATGGAGATGGGGCTGTAGCAATAGGGATGAATTATACGGGACAGATACGGGGTTTTGATGGGAGCGATTGGTTTGATATTCAGGCGTATAGTGCTAATACATGGTATACCTTAAAAGTAGTCTGGAATTTAATTGCTAATACTGCCGATTTTTATGTTAATGGAGAAAAAAAGAAAACCAAGAATTTAGTTGGCGGGCAGCAAAGTATTAATATAATTAGATTTAAAACTCATTCCACGACTACAGATTACACGGCTGATTTTGATGATTTCTCTTATGCAGATTATTGGACATATACATCCACATCTACCGCCACCCTTTCTATGGATGTTTTAGATACTTCGTCTTCAACGATGAAAACTGATTATGCCTATTTTCTTGGTTCTAATGATGGTAAGATTTATAAATATCATCCAGATTATTTAGGGGATAATAGCGTAGCGATACCATCTATCTGGCAGAGTAAGTGCACGGATTTTGCCGACCAATTGCCTCAATATTTAGACTCATATAAGACTTTATATAAGGTAAGGCTTGAATATGTAGATTTATCGGCCAATGTCAATGTAACTGTATATGTAAGCACTGACGGCGGGGTTAACTGGACTTCACAGATGAAAACTTTAGGCACTGGAGATGGCAAGACTAAAAATGCTGATTTCTATTTTATTAAGACGGGGCAGTTTTTTGACTTCAAGGTAGAACATTCCTCAGCCGATAAAGAGTTTAAGTGGATTTCTTTATATGCTTTTATAAAGAAGGCGGGGGATTATTTTGAGATTTAATTAAGAGTTAACAATGACCATAAGAAGATTTGCTGATTATCCTTATCCTAATAGCATAGAGGATATTAATTCTGTAGCGGACTACCTTAAAAAACTCCATTCTTCTTTACAGGACGAGTCAACTGAGAGAATAATGGATTTTGATATATTAAGATTGACTAATGTTCCGTGGGTGGATGTTAGGAAATATGGGGCTAAAGGAGATGGGGTAACAGATGATAGTAAGGCTATTCAAGCGGCTATAGACAGTTTGACTAATGGAGGAATTGTTTTTTTTCCAAAAGGAGACTACTTAATTTCGGCACTTTTAGATATTACCTACGATAATACTATCCTCATGGGAATGGGAGGAAAGCTAAGTAAAATATTTATGACAGCTCCCAATGCTTCTGTTTCTGCAATGATACGGGCTCAATCCTCTACGGCCACAAAAAGGAATGGTATTCATATTACTGGGTTGTATTTTTATGGCAATGCCTCTTCTCGTATTTGGACATATACTGGAGGTATTAATTTTTCTAATGTTGAAGACAGTTCTATTACTGGCTGTTTCTTTGAAAAATTAAGTGCAGTAGCAATATTTTTTGGACGATATTCTGGTGATAATGATAAAAATAGTAGCAATATTATAATAAAAAACAATACGATAAAAGATTGTTACTCAGATGGTATTTATGGACAAGTGTTTCGCTATTGCAGAATAAGTGATAATTACGTTGAAGGAAGTGGAACAGATGGAGACAATTATCCTCTATTATTTGAGGGTATATATGAAAGCATTGTTACCAATAATGTTGCATATAATAACAGCCAGGGAATAATAATTAATAATAGTGGAACGGTTAAACAATCCCGCTCGGTTGTTGCCAATAATGTAGTTAGGAAATCGGGTGTTTATGGAATATTTATAGCAAAGACCTATGGGGTAACCATTTCTGGGAATGCCATCTATGAAACAGGAAGCACTTCTAATCATGTTGGCATAATGATTCATGACCCATATAATTCAACATATGGACATGGATATGGGGCTTTCCCAAGAAATATTATTATTGGCAATATTGTCGAATCATCTGGAGGTGCGGGTATTGGGTGTTCTATTAATGGCAATCTTATAATAGGCAACTATTTAACCAATAACAATACTTCTAATACTGCTAATTTAGCAGGAATAGACCTTTTTAATAACTCTGGTGGAGGAACATCCCCTAATTTTAATATCATCATAGGAAATGTCATATATAATGTAATGCTAAATGAAGAGGCAGAACCAAATGGAAATCAAAAATATGGGGTATCACTTTCTTCTGGCTCTACTAATAATACAGTTATAAACAATACCATGCTAAATATGGTAACAGGCGATATTAATGATTTAGGCACTGGAAATTATATTAGAAGTAAAAACATTTCTGAAGGCACGGCCGCCCCGACGTCTGGTACATATGATAGGGGTGATATTGTTTGGAACACCTCTCCATCTGCAAGTGGAAAAATAGGGTGGGTATGCATAACTGCTGGTTCACCTGGGACATGGAAAGCCTTCGGGGCGATAGATGCGTAAAATGAACTTTCGTAAATGGATTTGTGAGTCTTTTGATTGCAATAAACGCCAAGACTGCCGTCAAGCTGTAGAGACAATGCAAAACCTAATGAAAGCCAAATGCTTAAATCAAATGAAACTCTTAAATGAAAAACATAAGGAAAGGATAAATAAATTAAAAGATAAAATTCACCTCTTAAACCAGACGATAGGCAAGCAAGAAGTGGAGATTGAATACTGGCAGGATAAGTATCATGCGGAGGCGTCAGTTCCTAAAAGACCTGATTATTGTCGGCTTGATGAGTGTCCTTTTAAACCCAATAAAAAAAAATCATCTAGGCTGGCGATATACAAAGGCAAATTATGCTATGAAGATGGCGGAACAAAGCCTATAAAATTAGTGGGAGTATCTAGATGGGAAGCCTTGGCCAGGGAAAATAAGCTCTGGTATAGTTGGGGCGATAAGGATTTAAGCTGGTATGAACAGCAATTTATAGAATCAGGCATTAATTATGTTCGCCATGGAACCGTTCCTGATTTAGATTTAATTAGAAAACATTGTGAACGGATGGCCGAAGTTGGAATAATCGTAGAATTAACTATTTATAATAGAGGTGCTAGAGATATAATGGCCGACCCAAGACAAGCTGTTGATGTTACCATTGATTTACCCAATGTGTTTTACGATGTTCATAATGAATTTCTAGATGATAGAGAGGATATAGATACAGCAAAGAATCTTATTAGATATATTAGAGACAGGGGTGGGATTTGCTCGGCTGGTGCCTGGGGACATAGTAGTGATGGATTAAAAAACTCTAATCTATTTGACCCGATAAATAGTCAAAACCAGATTATTACGGTTCATAGGGAATGGACTCCAGATTGGATAAGCACTTATGTCGGCCACGGGAAGCCAGTAATAAGAAATGAGTTTTTTGCTCGGCATGACCCTAGATTAAACTTGGAAGATGTTAAGAAGATATTTATTCAGACCTTTGGTGCTGGTGGACAGGGTTGTCAGTATTATGGTTTTGCTTATGAGGGACTGCCTGGACTTAAAAAATATGACCCATTTGATTGGAAGGAAATATTAACCTGGGCGGGTTGGTATTGTAAAGAGTTGAATCAATGAATAAATATTTGGCTTCTTATATCTTAGTTGAAGAATATGCTTGTCGTCATTGCGGAAAATTTCCACCAGATTTTGACCTTAATGACCCATTGGTAATTTATCAGTTAATATTTCAGAATTTTAAAGAGATAAGAGAAGAGTTTGGCCGACCGATTAATATAACAAGCGGTTATCGCTGTTTAGAACATCAACTTGATTTATATAAAAATGGTATAAGTTCGACTCCATATTCAACCCATATATATGGCTGTGCTCTCGATTTGGCTTATAAGGACGAGAAAGATAGAGATAAACTCTTAGATATTATAAAACAGGTAAATCCAGAGTTAAGGATAGGACATAAGAAATATTATTATCAGGGCAATTTTCATATACACATAGATAATGCCTATCTATTAACGCCTCGAATATCAACAAAATGGCATGGAGGAGCAAGCTGGTGATTGATATTAAAAAGATAAATTGGGATGAATTAAAGAATCCTTTAAGCGAATATTTTACTCTCTTTAAGCCAGATGAAAAAGACCCTATTCAATTCTATATTAAACTTGAGAGATTTAAGAAATACCTCAAAGAAAAATATCTGTATATGAGTGATGA